CGAAGCTTTCAAAGGTTACTGTAAAGGTAACTGTTTAAAATACATTTGGAGATTTTCTTACAAGAATGGGCTCGAAGATGTTAAAAAAGCACTTTGGTATCTAAATAAACTTGAAGAAGCTATGGAAAAAGAGAAAACTCTTTAGAACAACCTGTGATTAAATGTATTAAAAAGTTGTTTAAACTAAAGCTAAGGCCTTACTACAGCAATCAAAACGTTACTAGCGAGCTCTGGTGAGGTCGTTTTTCAGGTTATCTTTACTTTTTTTACTTTTAAAGAATAATTTGTCAGCCTTTCTTTGTAAGCTCTTTTCTACCCATTTAAATACAAATTCTTTTAACACTTCCATCTTTTTCTTGCTTGCCTTAATCTTGAATTAGGATCTTTAGCTGCTTTAGGAAACTTCTTCATTTGTCCAGCTGATCTTGCACAGTAAGATTTTCTTCTTCCTGCTGCTTTACTTCCTTTTTTAACTTTACCAGTAACTGCGGTCTTTAATTTAGATCCAGGATTTGCACGTCTGTGCGCAGCAACACCTTTGGCCGTCATGCCAGCTCCTGATTTTGTTTTACGATAATTAGCGCCCTTGCCCGATGTTGTTTTACGAATAGCTTTTTCTTTTTTTCTAGGCATTATTTTTTCTTTGCTGTTTTTTTAGCTTTTTTAAAAGATTTAGCAGTAGGTGCTCCTTTAGATCCTGGCTTACGCATCTTCTCATTAGAACCTGCTTTAATTCTTTTTCTTTTAGCGTGTATATTTGAATATAATCCCATTATGCTCTCCTTGCGGTTTTAGTTCTTTTAAAAGACCTGTTAGATTTTTTAGCTTCCATTTTTATATTTTTACTTTTGTTGTTTAAGGGGTTGTTGTCTTTGTGCGCAACGTCTTTACCGTCTCCTACACTCGCTTGCCCCGAAGCAATCATTTTTCTTCTAGCTGCATTACGACCTGCTCTTCTTTTCTTCTGAGCAGAAGTACCCTGATATCTGTCGTACTCTTGTCTATAATTTCTAGCCATTTAAATAGTATACACTTTGAGTGGTTTCTTTTTACCCTTTACATACATTTTTTTTACAAACTTTGTGCCTTGTACCTGCGTAGCTGTAGGCTCCCCAATCAATATATCTACTCCAACTTCTTTAGTTGCGGATTCATAACGTGCAGCACAATTAACAGCATCTCCAATAGCAGAGTAATCAAACCTAGTACTAGACCCCATATTACCGATCACCGCTGGTCCAGTATTTACACCAACCCCAATAGCAATCTCATGCGACAACTCCTTGTTAAGCTCTTTAATAGCTTTCTGCATCTCTACTGCGCAGTCAACTGCTGCTTTTGCATGCTGATCTAGATTAAGGGGGGCGTTGAATATGGCCATGCAAGCATCACCAATAAACTTATCTACCATACCGCCGTGCGCTTGGACGCATTCAACTTGTACAGTTAGAGCTTTATTCATTATTTCAGTTACTTCAGTAGGGGATAGGCTTTCGGATAAAGAAGTAAACCCTCTTACATCAGTAAAAAGAAAAGTACACTCTTTAAGCTCGCCTCCTAGGGTAAGCAACTCGGGGTTATCTTGCAAACGTTGTACTTGCCTGGGATCTAAGTAATGACCAAACTGTTCTTTTATTTGTTGCCTTAGCTTAAACTGCTCCCTAAAGCGTAACCAAAACTCTTGTACAGATATAAGCACTAGTGATATAACACTATAACTAACATCTATAAGTATATTGTTTGTTATTAAATAATAACCTCCTCCCAGAATACTTACAACTAGTGTGCCCGTACATACAGCGCTAGCCGTTACCTTACATGTGCGTATTATAAATATGGCTAATGTAAGTACAGTTAGTAATATAACTAATTCATATAATAGTCTATTAGCTGGTATGTAAGGAACATCTGCAACTAATAAGCTTTCTGCAAATGATGCTTGTATCTCATGTGGATACCTAAGACCTACTGGAGTAGAAATCTGAGGCTGCACTCCTGCAGCACTAACTCCCACAAACACAAATTTACCATTAACATCCATATCGTCGAGCGTGGTCCGTGGACTATTAATCCAAGACACCCATCTACGGCCGACTGAATCTGTACGTATCTCTCCCAGGTTAGGTAGTTTTATGCCAACTATTTCATTGGCCTCTGTATTAATAATATAGGTACTAGAATTAGTAATAACCTTTAATACTTCTGTTCCAAAGGTAGGTACCCATTGGTCATCAGCATTCCCCTGTAATAACAAAGGCATTCGTCTTACTAACTTATCTACATCTACTCTAGCAGTAGCTAAACCTTGGCTAACATTCTTTCTTAGCTCAGGAGTATTTTGTATAACGCCCGATACCCTAAGTCCACGAGCCCCGTCCCCTAATATTACTGTACCTTGGGTTGGAGGGTACGCACCATTGGTATTTTCAAACATGCCTAAGACACTCGGGGAAGTGCTTAGCGCAGTGTTGAAAAGGGCATCCCCTCCAAATCGATCAGGCTGAGGAAAGGTTATAACCCACCCAACTCCTATAGCGCCGTTGTACATTAACTTATCGTGTATACCTGCTAAAACAGTTCTAGGAAAAGGCCATCCTCCCATCTCTTCTAAGTCTTTTTCTGTAATATCTAAACGTACAAAGTGCCCACTGGGGTCTGGAGTATGTACGAGAGAATCAAATATCTTTAATCTAAGTACTTCTAACGCTGTAAAGTTAAACAGCAAAGGTATGGTAAGTGCTAAGACTGCAATAGGACCTAATAGTTTTTTCATTATCCCCCCTGAGTAATAGTAATAGTTGATTCGCCACCACCATTTACTTTAATTACATTAGACACACCATCTTGAATAAAGATAACCGTATAAGAGTTACTACTGTTTAGATCCACTTGTACGGACTCATTCACTTGTCTTCGTAAGCTAATAACTTGCCCTGTAATAAGTGTAGTTATTTGAGTATCGGGATCTTTGCCTAGTAGAGTACCTGATACCTGTGCACTTATGCCCTGGCTAAGCTTATCATCCTCTTGTACTAAAGCTAAAGCATCTAATACATTAAGCAAGTCTTCGAGGAAGTTAACATCTAAGTAGTTTATATCTAGTTCTGTAAATTCTAGCTGGTCATCTTTTAAATAATCTTCCGCAAGGTAGTCTATATCCAAATCATTAAAGTCTAGTATGTTAGCGGTTTTAACCACTGCTTGTTCTTCTATAACAACTTCTTGTTTGGCAGGAGTAACAATCAACATGTTATCAATCATGTCTAGTGTAAGGTCTAATATGACAGGCTTGCTTGGGCTAGATTCATAAACAGACACAGTTGTGGCTTCATAAGGTTTGTTAAGTAATACACTACCCATAGCTGTAACAACTTCTATCTCACCACTAGATAAACCGTTGGGGCCAGGCAAAAGTATTATTAATGATCTGCCTAGCTCATCAACTGTAGTAGTAAAATCTGTACCCCTAATAGAAATATCAGCCGTAGGAGTAGACAATTTAATATTGTTTTTGTTTATTTTATTTAGGTTACCACTTATAAACCTAGCGGTACCAAGACCAAAAGTAATTGCCATCTTAGCTTTACTAGGGTCGGGGTCGTAAATGTATTCGGTAATAGTAAGTTTAGAGTGTTCTGTAAGTTTAACTCTAGAGTCATCAAGAAACGTAATTGCCATTCTACCATCTGTAGTAATAGCTTCATCGTTGCTTTGTATAGCAAAGTCTAATGTAGCATCTAGGGGTTTGTTTCTTACAATTTGTGCCGAACCATTTAGTTCAGATATACCGCCAATATCAGCAGCCGACTGCTGTTCCTTGGTCGTTTTGGATAACACAAACTGTGGAAGAAGCATTACCGCCAATAGACAGAATCTTAAGCCAGTCATTGTCTTGGGTACTCAGTTGTTGGATATTAAAGGTTCTTTGACCACCCGTGTGATCTAGATAAAAATAACCACCAGCAGAGGCCGTTACGCCTGTACCTGTATAGTTAACTGTATTGTCACTACCGTCTATATCCATAAAGTTAGTAGCTCCATCAATGTTAATGTTTGAAGTAATAGTATTGTTAGAACCTTGAATGATCCAGTCTAAGTCTAGTGTAGCAGCCAATGCAGACGTAGCTTGGTTTAACGTGAACGTATTCCCAGCACCTGTAACAGCTACATTTTGATTAGAGCTATCAGCTCCATAAGTGTTGGTTGGATCTACCTGGATTGTAAAGCTGTTTGTTGAGCCCGTAAAGTTGTAGATACCTGTAAAGCTATCTGCCCAGATGTCACCGAGGAATTTATTAGTAGCACCAATCATATTGATGTCTAAGGTTAACCCTGTACCGTCTAAATCGAAAGCCGTAAGGCTTCCTGCGCTAGATGATAATCCACCAATAATGTTGGAAATACCGAGTTGCTCGAGGTCTATGTTAGCTCCAGTACCGGACTGGGTCACATAGATTTCGTTATCTGCTCCTGTAACTCCTATACAAAAAACAGCAAGTAGACTAATTAGCTTGTTCTTCATACAATTATTCTACTCCTACTAAAGGATTTTGTCTAATCCAGTACCCTCTTTCATAGCCTAGGTTGACTATCTCTAGTACCCCGCCTTCTATTGCTTTCATCAAAGCTATAGTTGAAGATTCATTAGAAGCATTGCCTAACTCTATCTCTACTAAATCAGTATTAGATTCTATAAACCTAAACACGTCTTCTGACTTTCCGTAAGAGAATATAGTCTTCTGGGATAAGACTTCTAGTAACACTTCCCCGGTAGCAACAGACACCATACGCAAACTTACAGTTACATTGTCTTCTCTATAGAACAAACTTACCCCAATTCCAAGATACCTAGCGCCTGCACCCCCCGATTTTAAATTTGATTCATACGATATTACTGCCCCTTCTATTAATACACCTGCAAATAACAAAGGAGCTAATTGCTTTTTCTTTTCTTCTTCTGTGGCAAATTTTTCTCTTGCAGATCTTATTAACTGACGCTCTTTAACTAAGTTATCTAAGCCAACCCTTTCTACTACCCTAAAAAAGTTACCATTGCCGGCATGTTTTAGTGCTCTTATTAGTAGTGCATTGGGTTGTTGTGTTATGGCTGTAGAGAATAAAGCAAACTCTGAATTACTTTTACGTTGGCCTGTTTGATCGGTTAAGGATGTAGGGTATATAGCTACAACCGGTTGTACTTTAGGCAGGTCTACATTTTTTAACTCAACTGATTGTAGATCTTGTATAGATACTACGTCGTTTAGATTTAATCTTTGTTCGTATGTGTCTTCTAACTGATAGAAAATAGAACAACTAGAAAGTAAAAGTACCGATAGGTATCGTAATCGAAGTAACTGTGCCATCTGCTTCCGTTATTGTTAAAGTTAATGTAATACCATCACTTGAATATACTATGGTATTTCCTTCTAGGGTTATTGTACCCGACTCACTAGGAATTTCACCAAATAGGTTGTTTACTAGCTGTCTTGATAGCTCTGCATACACTCTAGATTCTAGGTTTCTTAAAAATCTGGCGAGTGTGCTGTTTTCTTTTTCTCTTTCTATTTCGTCTTGTAAGGCTTTAATCTCTTCTTTTATAGTTAGTTTTCTTGAGAACTCTTGGTTTTCTATAGTGAGGTAGTGTGAGCTAGTTCCTACGCCATTAAAGCTAGGAGATTTAAATTTGTGTACTATTTGATCTGCTAAAAGTGTTTGGCAAGATATACCTATTAATAATAATACCCCTACTATAGCTACAAACTGGATTACGGAGTCCGCATCTTGCATTCTTTTTCTTCTACGTATTTCTTCTTTTGTAGGTCTGCCTCTTTTTCTAATCTTTTCGTTGGTCATCGCGGTCCGCCTTTGCTATTCTATCTGTATTCATAAGTTGTGGTACTCCAAGTATAGTCTTCAAAAGTGTGTCTTGTCTAATTATCTCATTGTCTACAGACCTAACCCTGTCTATTAGGGCTATTAAAATACCATGCTGTGAATCTAATTTCTGACCTAATCTCTCTTCTATTTGAGCTATTTGTGCGCTTACTTTTTCGTCAAGCACATCTACCTTAGTTTCCATTCCATCTATGATTTTGTTTATAAGTTTCCAAATAAACAAACCTAAGCCTATAGCTGCTGCTATTGGAAAACCAACTTCGTTTATTAGTTGTACTACTGAATCCATGTCCTTGTCGGGAGGTTACTTGCCTTTTTTAGCCATAGCCGCTTTATGCGCGGCGCGCATTGTAGTGCCAGACATCATCTTACGTTTCATGAATTTCATGTGCGAAGCTGAATGGTGTTCCCCATGTCTTTTTAAAGAAGCTTCTTGTCTTTTTGTAAGAGATTTCTTTTTGTAAGGTTTACGTTTTGTTGCCATTTATGTTTTTAGCTTTTTTTTCTTTGTTTTGTTTATTATGTCCTGAGAGGTCATGCCGTAAACAGCAGGTTTCTTTTTAGCTGTGGCTTTCTTAGGTTTTTTCTTTGTTTTGTTTATTATGTCCTGGGAAGTCATGCCATACATAGTAGGTTTCTTTTTAGCTGTGGCTTTCTTAGTTTTTATCGGTTTTTTCTTTTTCTTTATCATTATTTTTTCCTTTGTTGTTACTATTAGCGCTGTTAGGCGCTCCTCTTACCATTGTAGATTGTGCATAAGATGCGCCTGCAATAGTTACAGTGGTAGGTTTGCTTTTGTGCCTAATACCCACTACTTCTTTTTACAGTTTTCTTTTTAGCCGGTTTCTTTTTCTTCTTTGCTGTTGGCCCTTTCGGGTATGCGCCTTTCATTCCCATGTCGTTTATTCCTGAGTTACATTTCATAATAACTAATAGTACCTTATTAAGGAGCCGATGGCCAACTAATTGGGTCAGCTGCTGGTAAGTCTCTGAGTGCCTGTCTGTACGTAACCCATTCTGCTTTTTTAGAATCCGATAGGGGAGAGTCTGCAGCTTGAGTCCAATCTGATTCAGATAGCAATAATGTACGTTGCGCGCGTACAAAGTCTAAAGGATCTTCATCTATAGCAGTTGCTGTGCCGTCTACAAATCTATATTGTCCCGGGAAATAAGTTCCTTCTACTGCAGTTTGTCCACTAGCTACTGCTACATCCGCCACGTCAGTTACATTAGAAGAACCCGTACTTATAATTACTCCGGAAGATGTTGTGTATACTGTGTAATTCATTATTGTGTATTATCTATTGTTACATACATAGCTTGGTATGTTTGATTAGGTATCCCGCCCGATACATTCCAATTAATTCTCCAGTAGACTGTGCTTTGTGTACTACTTAAACCTGTCATTGTACCGTCCCAAATAAACACGTAAGTTCTATACACACCAGCATTAGCATTCATTTTAGGGCTTAAGCTAACCGGGCTACTAAAATTAGAGCTAAAGCTGTATTGAATTGTGCCATTTCTAATATTTCCGTATACTCCTGACACTACAACCCTATATTTAGCATTGTTTCTGACCCCGGCCGTGGTACATGAAATGTTAACAACGGTAGAAGTTTTACTAGTAATTGTGGTAGAACCAGGAAACGACCCAGCAAAAGAAATCACACTAGCCTCTACACCTAACGGTACAAAAGCACCATTAGACCTGTGACTTTTTATATCTGTACTAACATTATCAAAATGCTTTACATTAAGAGTGTTTACGTTAATCCTAGCCGCATCGATAAGACCCGCATTAAGTTTCTCTGCGTTTAGATTAGCAATCTTGGCGTTATCTACAGCTAAGTTGTCTATCTTTGCAGTAGTAATAGCAGCGTTCGCTATATTAGCCGCTACTATAGTAGCATTAGATATTTTTGCACCTTCTATAGTTGCATTAGCTATACGTGCATTTGTTATAGCGCCATCTTGTATACGGGCGTCGGCTATAAAAACTGAGCCATTTGCCACAATAAAAGGAGCTGTAGCAGCTGACCCGGCGCTAGAGCCCGTAGCATTCCATATAGCAAACTTATCAGCCCTGAATTGAATAGCAACTCCAGAATTATCTCCAGAAGAAGAGGCGTTAGCTTCTACTACCATTCCTCCTACAGAACCATTCGCATTTACTTGCAGTACAAATGCAGCTGCAGCATCTCCATTTAAGGTAGACACCGCACTTGTTAAAGTTGATACCCCTGCAGTTGCAGCAACATCTACAACAGCCACCCAATTACTAGTTCCTGTCCCAGTAGCTCTATACTGTTTATTAGAGTCATTTGAATCGAACCACAAATCCCCTACAGAGATAGCAGTGGGAGCATCATTTTGTGTAAATATTCTAGGGTGGCTATCATTTGCAGTATCTCTAACAACTACCCAATTGGAAGCCCCTGTAGCAGAAGCTCTATATAGCTTGTTCCCATCATTTGCATCGATCCACAAATCCCCTACAGATATAGCAGTGGGAGCTGAGTTTTGTACGAACGTTTGAGTTTTATTCCCTACAGTTGTTGTAAGGTTAGAAATAGATGTAGCGTTTGCACTATCCGCATTTGATCTAGCCGTTTGTTCTGATCCTATAGCCGCAGTAAGGGTGTTATTGTTGCTAGTTACTGTAGAAGTTAAATTACTAATACTTGTGGATAAAGCAGTGTCTGCATTTGCCCTAGTTGTTTGTTCGCTTGATAGAGTAGAAGCAGTACTAAGAGCAGCCCCTACATCTAGTAATACCCATTCTCCAGAAGTAACCGCATCTGAACCAGCTGACGCAGCCCTATACACTTTGTTGCTATCGTTTGTGTCTATCCAAAGATCGCCAGCAGCTATTGAAGTTGGTACGCCATTTTGAGCAAACGTTCTAGCTTTAGTTCCAACTGTTGATGTTAGGTTTGAAATAAGTGTTGCTGAAGCAGTGTCTGCATTAGCTCTAGTAGTAGCTTCTGTTGATATGGCTGATGCATTATTGTTGACTACAGTTGTTAAGTTTGAAATAAGACTTGCCGAAGCCGTATCTGCATTAGCTCTAGCGGTAGCCTCAGTAACTATTGCAGCTTGACTGGTAACATCTCTTACTAGCACCCAATTTGAACCATCCCACCGGTAGTGTTTATTAGAATCATTTGTATCAAACCAAATGTCCCCTGTATTTACTGCAGTAGGGGGGTTAGCTTGCGTAAAAATCCTAGGGTAATTATCGTTTAGGGTATCTCTAACGGCTACCCAACTAGAGTTATTTGTAGCAGTGGCTCTGTACATTTTGTTGTTATCATTAGAGTCTATCCAAATATCTCCAATTGCAGTAGCTGTAGGCGCATTATTTTGGATAAACGTTCTAGCTTTAGTAGTGACTGTTGCTGTTAAAGCATTTATTTCAGAAACTCTTGCAGTATTATTACTAGATAAAGTAGCTACATCCGATTGCGCAGAAGCCATGGCCCCCGTAAGTGTGCTGCCTGTAAAACTAGTAGCCCCAAATACGCTTACTAAAGTAGAATCTCTGGCTGCAACCCAATCATTATTGGCGGCATTTCTTGTATATACTTGGCCGTCATCAGTATCAAACCATAAATCATTTACTGTTAAAGCTTTACCATCTTCCCTAGTACTAGGTGCTCCGCTACTTCGTATAACCCTAGATGCAACAGCCGCAGTAGCTGCAACCGCTACGTCTGCATTTGTAATCAAAGTTGTTAAAGCGTTGAATCCGGGTAACGCAGATAGTTCTTCAGAAAGAGCAGCCATAGTAGCGGCTATATCTTCTATCGTATTAGCTTTAACCCCGTTTGTTTTATTAAAAGGCCCTTTTACGTTGTCAGTGCTTACAAACCTAACCCAGTAAAAATATGTTTGGCCGTAACCAACTACGTCTGTAACTACAAATGAGTTACTAGTAGTAACTAAAATAGAACCACCTATTTCGTCATTTCTTGAACGAAATACTTCTGTATACGCGTGGTTATCATATGGTGCATCATTCCAACTTATTATTACTTCAGTAAATGCTCCCGAAGCTTCTAGCCCCGTAGGGGCTGGGGGTATTGCTAAATTACCACCAGGAACGTTTGGTATAAAGTCTGGAATACTACCTGCGTTAGGATTAAAAGGATTGTTGTGTAGTTGTTTGGCTAGGCCGCTATCGATAAGTTCTCGTAGTGTTACAGCCCTATCTCTTGGATCTCCCCTTCTACCAAGTCTTACTTCTTGAGCTTCCTTCATAGAGTCGAGCATGGACTTTAGTTCTGGGTCTATTTTCGCGGGTATATTTTTAATCGCCGGTACTTTAGTGCCTTTGGTGGACATTATATCTGCCTCAGTTCATCTATAGATTCGCCTATACACACCTCATTTACTACTTTAGCACTCTCTACTTCTATAGCAAAGGTTGTGTGAACGCTAGCAGGTAGCCTAACTAAAGGTTCTGTTATAGCCGTAGTACTAAAACTAGGAGTAGTGCCTGTGACACTAAAAGCATTTCCAGCAGTAGCTATAATAGCGTTATATATAACTACGCCATCCCCATACACTTTTAAACGTACCGGGTATGCTTCTGCATCTACTTTTAAAAATCCCATACTAGTAGGTTTAGGGGGAACAAACTCTTTAGACTTCCAATTATAAGTTAAGCTAGTATTGCTACCTTGGAATTTTTTAATCCTGTTAGCAATTATTAAATATAACTGGCTATCGTCGGGGTCAGTAAAGCCCCCACGTATTAGTGCACTAGCATCTAAATTAACTAAACTGTTTGCACCGCCCCTAGGGTCAAATATAAACCCTCCAAAACCACTTCCAGTAGAGTAGAAACCTACATAGCGCCCTTCCCACAAAAAACCTGTGATAGTAGATGGGTAATATAAAGTTTGCCATTGACTAGCGGTTATTAGATCTTCTGTTATAACCCGCACATCTGATCCCGCAGCTGCGACAAGTCCGTCTGGGCCTGCGTATATAACATATGGACCCATATCTACCATTGATCGTTTATTTAAACAGGCTTGTCCTATTTCTAATCTAATTGCGGTCATTGATTGCGGATCTGTTCCGGCTATAAGATAAGGAGTACCCTTAGTTCCTACAATAACTCCATTGCCTGCAGATGCTATGCCCACTATTTCTTCTTCTAATGTTATTCGATACGCTACGGGCCAAGCGTGGGGTAAGAATGGTTCAGAAAAACATATTCTTTTACCTGTAAACCCAGCAAATACACCGTTTGGTAGCGCAATAAGCCCCTTCATGGGCCCATCTGGATACAAAGCTGTACCATCATCTGGGGGGCCAATATGAAAAGTAGAAGGTATAAGTTCAGCTAACTGATCATTATCTGATGTATCAGAGTAAGTAGTGGTAGCAAGTGTTATTTCTGCAACAAATTGAAATGCCGTAGTATTAGAACCCGTATTAGATCTATATATACGTTTTTTAGAAAGATTAGTGTTTGATTTATTTGTGCTGGTTTGTAGATCACTAAGGGCTACATTTTGGCTATCATCTGTGGTTATAACAGTAGAAGCTGCAGATGGGGGGCCTTCTTCTCCGTATGCAGATACAAACGTATACACATAAGAAGTATCATAATCTAGTTCTGCATCAGACGGGCCATTAAAGGTAGCCCCATTTGTAATAGTACTAGAAGTAGCAGCACTAGTAGCCGCCCCGCTGGTTTCAATTGTTAGGGTAGTAGCGCTTGGTACAGTAACTATTTTAAAAGTGTTATTAATTTCATCTGCTGTAAGACCTGCTGTTGCCCCAAAGCCTGCTAAAGTTACATACTTTTTTACCACTGCCCCATGGTTACTAGCTGTAGTAACAGTAAGAACTTGAGAACCACTTATAGTAGTAATAGTAGCGTTAATAGAAGTGGGTGCCGCTACAGCTACTGTAGGCGCTGCTGTAGGCGCTGGTATTCCTAATCTGTAGAAACCATCAGGATAAGGAGCACTTGCTATTAGAGTAGCGCTTCTGGCCATTCTAGGGAATGATTGCCCAGTCCAGTAAACCGTATTGTTAGTGTCCCCAGCTATGGGCCCAGGTACAATATTTACGTCTTCATCAAACTGTAACCATTTTTGTGGGCTAGCATCAGTGTATTTAAATACGCTTTGTTTGTTAGAGTTAGCAAGGGTTGTTACACCATTAGAAGGATTAGTAGTAGAGTTGTCGGTAATAGGTACTAAACGTCCGTTCTCAAGATTAACATCAGTAGCTGTTTGGGCTATTGTGTCACCTAAAAGACGCGGGGATATCCTAGGCGCTACGCCTCCGAATGTAATAAGTTTAAAGTAAGCCATATCACCTCAAATTATATACTATAAATTAAGCTAATAGCTCCAAATACGTGGAGAAGCTCTCGAAGTATCCATGTCTAAATGTATAAACCTAGAACCTCTATTGCCTTTCTGTGATATGCCTATTCTTGGTATACCATGTTTAAAAGCTACTTCTACTACCATGTAAGCTTGATCCATACTTAGTAACACATCTACAGCTTTACCAGAAGCATGTGCGCCTGGCGTAGTTTTTTTAGCTTCTATTGGATGTTCTGGGGATCTATACCCACTAGTAATTTTAAAAGGGAACCCACATTCTTCTCTGATAGCGTCTAGCTTTTTCATAAAAGCGTCGTCCATTTCGCAAGTGCCAGTATGTTTGCACTTTAGCTCGTTTTCAGTAAAGTATTTCCAGTTACTCATCGTCAGCGGTTTGCTCTTGCTCGACTTGCACTTGAGGTTTAATTTTATCTTCTTCAATAATTGTTTTAAGTTCTGCACTAACGCCTGCTTGACCAGCTTGCAGAATTTTTACTTCTACTACTATGTCGTTAAGT